CCATGGCGATCCTGAATCGGTATCGTAAAAGGTTGGTAAAATGAGACTGCCTGGACCTAAAACTACTATGGCCGTACAAAGAGTCACCGAGACTGCAGATGGCCTTGGTGGTGTTACGGAATCTTGGAGTACTATAGCCAATATAGAAGGAGTCCTCTCGGCTGGAGGAAACACTACAGCCCGTTTTGTCGGTAGAGAAAAGATGATTCATGGAAAATCAACTGTTCTATCTTCATTGATATTTTATTGTGATGTTCCAGAAGGCATCACGATCACAGAAAAAGATCGAATGTATTACAATAGTATGGCATACGACATCGTGTTTGTTTATAATCCAGGAAATATGAATCATCATCTTGAAATTTCATTATTTGAGGTTCAGTAATGCCAAGAATATTGTTTTCAACTATAAATCCATATGAACCTGGGACTGCTCAATGGAAGCAATTTATACAAGGTCTTCGTGCATATCATGAGGCCAGATCACAACGAGTAGAGCAACGCAAACTTGGCGACAAACTTACAACACAAGAACAAGAAATATATCTTGAAGTTTCTGCTACCACCAAGAACAAAAAAACAGAAACTGTTATTAGAAAAAGAGGAGGGGTAGTTCAACCAAGAACATCGACTATCGCCCTTACAGAGAATGTAGAGGCGAAACTCCCCATGTTACAAAATCCAAGGAGATTCTCCGTTGGACAAAGAGGTGGCGAAAAAACAGCGGTACCAATATCGTATGAGCCAGGGAAATTTGTTAAACCAGAAGTTACCTATTTCTTTGACTCTCTTAGACATAAAGCTAGTGAGGCAACTGCTGAAGCATTAAAAGAGATCGGAAAACGAATGGTAACTTCTATAAAGCAGAGTATGAAACCTGGAAATTATAGGCCATATAGAAGCAGAAGATCGAAAAAGTATCCTGGATTAATAGCCACTAGGAGAATGAAAGAAATAACAGCCATGGTTACGCCAGGAAGTAATTTAGAATCATATGGCGCATCCAAAAAAATGGTTCATGAATTGTGGAGAAAAACCTCATCAACAAGGGCATCGAAAATATACCCTGCTGGTACAATGTATTCAACTGGATCATTGAAAGATAAGTTTGGAAATAAAATAGGATCTCGTATTCAATATCTTGAAGCTGATACAAGGGGAGGAATTCACTATTCAAGTAAACCAGGAAACGCTCCTGCTCCTGATACTGAAACCTTAAAGAATTCTGTGACCTACGATATTGTAGAGATAGCTCGTGGATCTTATGAATTAAGACTGATTGCTGACACTAAATATGCTAAAATACTGGAATTGGGAAGCGCAACTAAAAATATTGCTCCCAGACCTTATTTAAGAAGGGCTTTTGATCGCATAAGGTTTCAACAAGAATTTGCACGGCTTTTTAGAATTAACTGGGAAAAGGGGAAGACGTATTCAACACGAGTTGCATTAGAGAGAAAATTTTCTGGATTCACTCAAGCATACAATAGAATCTATGGAATGGAATGGTAAACACCGATGAAAGTACTCCAAACTGGAATATACAATCTAGTTACTGCTCTTAGTGGGGGTCTCCATAATGATTTCTACAATGATATTTCCGGTAAATTTTATTTTGGTTATGCACCACAGGATTCAACCTTCCCATTTTGCGTCTATCATATAATTAATACTGCATATGATTATGAATTCAGAGAAGAATTCGAAGAGTCAGTGGTGCAATTCAACATATGTCATAAATCACCTTCGTCGTCAACAGTTGGAGATATACAAGCACATCTTCAGACCTTATTTGACTGGTCTTCTCCTACTGTTACCGGATACTCCATTATCCAAGTTGAAAGAATATTTTCGACTGTTGACTGGTATGATGATGAAGGTGTTTGGGAAATAATCATTCAATATAAATTCTGGCTAAAGAAGAACTAATTTATGAGAATTCATTTGGGTTGCGGAAATAGTTATTTGGAGAACTATCAGAATGTTGAGTTGCCTGAAAATAAACATCTCAAAGCTGATGTATATGCCGACATACGAACATTAGATTATCCATCTGGTTCTGTAGGAGAAATCTTTTTAAGTCATGTATTCGAGCATTTTGACCGCCCTACTGCTATCGCATTATTGATTAAATGGAATAGATGGCTAAGGATGCATGGAATTTTAAGAATAACGGTTCCTGATTTCGAAGAAAATGTTAAGGCATTTTTGACATCTTCATTTGAAGATAGACATAGATTATTAAGACACATATTTGGGTCGCATGAAGCTGAATGGGCTGTCCATTGCGATGGTTGGTATTTTGATAAGTTTAAGTATATTTTATATCATTTGGGTTTTGAGCTAGAATATGGAGCTAGAATATTAGTACAATCGTCTCCGATGAGGTACGATCTTGATATTGTGGCAAGGAAAGTTTCAGATATTAAAAATTTGGATGATAGTATAGAATCAATATTGCCTCTTTCTTTATTTGGGAACGAGGAGAAATTATATGACAATTGGAAAAATAAGATTTTTAGTTTCTTTGGAAAAGCAGAATCAAACGTTGTAGATAGAAGTAGGACGATCCTATTTTTCAGTAAAGATCGTGCCATGCAGCTTGATTGTGCACTAGGGACACTTTATAAATATTGTGAAGACATTTCCAATACAGATGTAATTGTTTTATACTTATGTTCCAATCCAGATTATGAAGTACAATATGCTAGATTAGTTGATTTCTATCCAAATGTCAAATTCTATAAAGAGACATCATTTAAAAATAATTTGGTATATCTAATAGCGGGATATCAGTATTGTTTATTTTGTGTAGACGACTGTATATTCACAAGACCATTTGTTCTTGATGATATGATCGATATTCTTGAATACATGCCAACTGTTATTGGGTTTTCGTTGAGACTTGGAGAAAATATAAAACGATGTTACATGCATGGTGATGCAGAGCAATTCATTCCTAAATATGAATGTTGCGGAAAAGGGATTGTTTTTAATTGGACAGAAGGGCAGCATGATTTTGGATATCCTATAGAAGTATCTAGTTCAATATATAGGACGGAAGATATCCTAAATATTGTCAATAGATTTCCGATAGAAAATCCCAATATGTTAGAAGTGGTTCTTGATGGCAATAAAGAACTGTTAGATATAAAAAACATGTTGGCTTGTTATAAACAATCTGTTGCGTTTTGCAATGCGATAAATAAGGTTCAAAATTTAATAGACAATAGAAGTGGAAAGATTTCATCGGAATATTTAGCTAATGAATTTCATTGTGGAAAGAGAATTAAAATAGACAGGTTTGAAAATATCGATCTTGATTCTCCACATGACGAGATCGAACCTGTTCTTGAAAGGAAAAACCTAGTCACTGAAAATCCATTATTGTCGATCATTATTCCAACGTATAATGGAAAAGACAATCTTAGAGAATGTCTAGCTTCAGTTTGTAGGAATACAGATCATTCATTTGAAATAATAGTTGTAAATAATGGAACTGAGTATGCAGAATCAACGGTCAATGAAATATCACGTAGAATTCATCTTATAAACAACCAAGATAATTTTGGACCCGCTGTCGCAAAAAATCAAGGACTAAGAAAGGCTTCTGGAGAATATATTGTCTTTCTTGATGATGATACCATAGTAACAAGACATTGGGATAGTAAATTTTTAGAATATATGGAAAAATTACCTCAAGTTGGAATGATTGGACCAAGATCTAATTGGGCTTCTGGATATCAACTCGTATCTGATTTTAATTACTCAAATATTCTTGAGCTTGAAAAATTCTCACAAGACTTTGGGAAATACTCAAAGGGACTGGTTGCATCAATTAGGCTTATTCATTTCTGTCTTTTTATGAGAAAAGAAGTTGTCCAGAAAATTGGTGCCATAGATGAAAGTTTCGGTTTATATGGGTATGAAGATGACGATTATTCATTAAGAGCACACATAGCCGGTTTAAATCCCGCAGTAGCAAAGAATATCTTTATTCATCATACTGGAGGTCCAGTAAAAAACGCAGACAAAGAATACGTAGACAGAATGAATAATGCTTGGAGTATCTACAAACAAAAATGGGATATTCCAGATCACATTAGTAGAGAAGATGGACCCGATTACATAGAAATAGCGACACAAGAATTTGATTCAAACAAACATTACTTGGAATTATAAGAGGCTTTATGAATTTCGATGGAAAACTTGGCATTTGTTTCCCTCTGGTTGATGATCGCTTATTTCGTAGTTTCTTTATTTCTTGGCTTACACTGATAAAACCAAGTAATTATGAAGTCATCATCCCGGACATAGCGCCAGCAAACTTTCCAGAAAGTCATGCTGCAGTAAGAAACAACATGGTCAAAAAAGCCCTAGAATGTGATTGTACTGATATCTGGATGGCCGATACAGACCAGATTTATCCAAAGGATACTTTAGTAAAACTCTTTAGTCACAATCTCCCGGTAGTATGTGGAAAGGTACATAGAAGATATCCTCCATTCGATCCTATTCTCTATCAAAAAACAAAGTGGAAATATAAATTCTTCGATACCCCAAGAGACAAATGGAAGAATGGAGAACTGATAGAAGTAGAAGCAACTGGTGCAGCATGTATGTTGATACGTTCCGAGGTTTTCGAAAAAGTAGAACAACCTTGGTTTAGAGTTCTCAGACCAAACAAGCGTAGAGATTACCCTGTTGGCGAGGACATATATTTTTGGGTAAATGTGAGAAAGGCAGGATATCGTATCTTTGTCGATACCTCAATTGAGGTAGGTCACATTGCATCGTTAACCATTAACAAAAATTTCTATGATCTATATCGATTAGCGGTTGGTCGTGAGGAACCGTTCCTTACTGCCGAACCTAAAAAGAAGAAAGGTACAACTAATAACAAATAGTTATCTCTAACTTATTGAAATGAAAGGATTTTCTCATGGCAACTTTTTCCGGCAGAAATTGTACTGTTCGTATTGGGGATACGGCTGTAGTAGGACAGGGTCGTTGGAATATGGAAGGCGTATCGGTTGATGAAATTGATACCACGGCATTTGGATCTACCTGGAAGACGTTTGAAGCTGGTATGTCAGATGGTGGGCAGATTACGTTTGATGGCTATTTCGATCCTACCGATACGGCTGGTCAGGTAGCATTAATTACAGCCAACCAGGAAGGTACTCATATCACCTCTGGAACAACCTCACTGCGATTCTATTACTCAGCAGGGAGTTATTATACTCCTTGCACCACTAATCCAGATAGCTTCCTGATGATAACAAATTATAGCGTCTCCGCCGACAAAAGTGATATCGTTCGCGTCTCCTTTACCGCGAAAGTCTCCGGCAAGATGAGTCAGGTAGTATAAGTAGTTGAAATTGTTAATCTTTTTGTCCAGTTAAAATTTTTCGTGGAAAAACCAAAATTCGTGCTATAATGCAGATGATACTAACCCATAGCACGAAAGGAAACACATGGAAAATGGAAGCTGGATTGGAAGAAAGTTTGGAAAGCTCACAGTCGAACAGGAGACAGGGACTCCAGATCGAGGTTCCTGTCTCTGTCGCTGTGAATGTGGAAAAACAAAATGGTTTAAAAAAGGAATCTTAAGAGCTGGACACGCTAAAACA